TTATTTAAGAAAAGGTATTAAGCCACAACAAATTGCTTACTTATCATTTACAAACAAAGCTGTTAATACTGCAGTAAAAAGAGCAATGGATGCCTTCCCAAATTATTCTTCTGAAGACTTTCTTAGATTTAAAACATTACACACATATTGTAGAAGATATTTTCAAGAAGAAGTATTCGATCCCAAACATTGTGCAATTGATTTTGCATTACAAACAAAGATAATCAAAACATCTGATAAAAGATTAGCAGATGATGCATTTACATTTAAAGATTGGTCACTTGGTATTTATAGTAAAGCAAGAAACTTATTAATGAATCCTGAAGAAGTATATAAGAAAGAGTCTTATAAAAAAGATTCTCTAACAGTATTTAATCGTAAGATCTCTACCTATGAGCACTACAAACAAGGTGGGGGAGAAAGATCCTTCATAGATTTTGATGACATGATTGAAAGAACTATAAAAGAGGTGGACTTTCCACGGCTCAAGGTTTTAATTTTAGATGAAGCTCAAGACTGTACACCGCTGCAATGGTCTGTAATTTATAAGATGGCTATGAAGTCCGATAGAATTTATCTAGCAGGGGATGATGATCAAGGTATATACAAATGGAATGGAGCAGATCCAAAATATTTTACAAAGTTTTTTCCAGGTCGAAAAGTAAAATTAAGAAAGACTCAAAGATTTGGAGAAGCTATTTATCAATTCTCACAAGTAATTAGAAGAGGTATAAGAGATAGTGAAGAGAAAGAATATTTACCAGGGAAAAGCAAAGGTTATGTTAAGAGTTATTTATCATTCAAAGAAATTCCTTTTGAAAAACTTAAAGAGGATTGGTACATTCTTGGCCGTATTACTGAGACAGTTAATGAACTAAGAATGTTAGCTAAAGATGCTGGCCTATATTACAAAGATAATAGAGATAATAAATGTTTTGATGAAAAGCAATGGGAAGCAATTAAAGCTTGGACTGCAATTACAAAAAATAAAAAATTAGATAAAAAACAAGCAAGAAATTTATATAAGTATATTAGAGAACTTGCAGACCCAGATTATAGAACAGATAAATTTTGGAGAGCACAACCTGACTTTACAGAATATAATTTTCAAGATTTAAAAGAATGGTGTGGCTTAGAATTAAAAGATGAAGATGCTAAAAAACCTTGGTATTGGATACTAAGAAGAAATTTTAAACCAAGACAAGTAAGACATTTCATTAGATTGTTAAGGAGATACGGACAAAAAGAATTAGATAAGGATCCGCTTATTACAATAGATACTATTCATTCAGTTAAAGGTGGAGAAGCTAACCATGTTGTTTTATATAGTAAAGGTAACTTTCCATCTGATTATAGCCATAAATCTAAACAAGAAAAAAGTGATGAGAGAAGAGTTTGGTATACTGGTGCAACTCGTGCAAGAAAAACTTTACATTTATTGAGAACTGATTATAAATTTAATTACCCAATTGGTGCAGATTATTTAATTTATGTCCAAGAAAAAAATGACAAATAAAGATATTTTTGACGAAACATTTCCACAAGATAAACAAATTGGAGGATCTCATTATAAACAGTTTTTAATACAGCCTTGGACTTTTATAAGAAAGAACGGCCTTAATCCTTTTCAAGCAAATGTAATTAAGTATGTTTGTAGATATTTGACAAAAGGTAAATCAATTGAAGATCTTAATAAAATAAAACATTATTGTGATTTAGAAATAGAACATTTAAAAGATAAAAATGAATAATTATAGAATACATTATTTCGGCCCTATGTTATTTCAGACTGAATTATCAAATGAGCAAGCTACATCCATAGAAAATTTACTAAACAAAAAACAAGAAAATAACTTTCAAGCACAATTGGCTGGACACTTAAAAGATGAATTTTTAATTAATTCTGTAGCATTAGAAAATATATTACTTCCAACTTTTGAATCATTTTATGAAGCGCATCAAAAGTTTTATGGTAAAAAATTAATGCAACAATTTGTTAAAAGAGCTTGGGTAAATTATATGAAATCAGGAGATTATAATCCAATACATGCACACTCTGAATGTGATTGGTCTGCAGTAATATATTTTAAAATACCTCAAGGATTACAAGATGAACAAAAGAAACATGTTGCAAATAGTCAAGCTCCAGGAGGTATTACATTTATGTATGATTTAATACCTATAAGATTTTCATATGGTCAACTAAATTTTACTCCAAAAGAAAAAACAATATTTATTTTTCCAGCAGAACTTTGTCATGAGGTGACACCTTTTAAATCTGATGGTGAAAGAATTACAATAGCTTTTAATTTGAAAAGTAGAGAATAGTGCAAGAAAATAAACTTATTTATACCACTATATTAAAAAATCATTTACAGTGGTGCAAAGAAAATGGTAGAGACACAACATGGGTAAAGACAATAGGAAATCTATCTTGGTACAAAAAGTTCAAGAAAAAAGATGCAGTGAGTGTAGTGAAAAAGCTGTCTTCTTGGAAATGAAAAAACTTTATTGTCCAAAACATTATGCAAAACTTAAACACATACCATTAGAGGATTATGAGCAAAGGCTTACAACTTACACTGACATTTAAAAAATCTATTTGGAATACACCATTAGAATATAAAGATTTATCTAATGCAAAAGAAATAGCAATAGACTTAGAAACAAGAGACGATGGTATCAACGATAGGCTGGGAGCTGGTTGGGCTTTAGGTAAAGGAGAGATTGTAGGTTTCGCAGTTGCAGTGGATGGATGGCAAGGATACTTTCCGTTTGGTCATTTAGGTGGTGGTAACATGATACCTGAACAAGTAAAAGCTTACATGAAAAAAGTTTGTAGTTTACCTTGTCCTAAAATATTTCATAATGCACAGTATGATGTAGGTTGGCTTGAAGCATCAGGTATCACGGTCAACGGACCAATTATAGATACAATGGTAGCCGCAGCACTCATAGATGAAAACAGATATCAATACAGTTTAAATAGTTTATCAGTAGATTACCTAGGTGAAATAAAAGCAGAAACAGAATTGAGAGAAGCTGCAGCAGCTCATGGTATAGATCCAAAAGCAGAAATGTGGAAGTTACCCGCTGAACATGTTGGATATTATGCAGAGCAAGACGCAGTGCTTACATTAAAGTTATGGCAAAGATTTAAACAAGAGATACAAACACAAAGTTTGACAACGATATGGGAATTAGAATCTAATCTTCTCCCGGTGCTTATAAAAATGCGCCAACGAGGAATCCGAGTCCAAGTGGAAAAAGCTGAAGTATTACAAAAAGAAATGTTGAACCAAGAGAAAGAAATACTATTGGCCATAAAAAAAGAATCAGGAATAGAAGTAGACATTTGGGCATCACGCCAGATCGCCAAAGCTTTCGACAAAATGAAACTAGATTATCCACGTACTGAAAAAACAAAAGAGCCTTCCTTTACACAAAATTGGTTGAGTAATAATAAAAACAAAATAGCACAATTAATTGTACAAGCAAGAGAGGTCAATAAATTTCACGGAACTTTTTTATCTTCAATCATGAAGTACCAAGTCAACGGTAGAATTCATGGAGAGATACAGCAATTAAGATCTGACTCAGGTGGTACAGTCTCAGGTAGACTAAGTATGAGTAACCCTAATCTTCAACAGATACCAGCTAGGAATAAGGATTTTGGTCCTAAAATTCGTAGCCTATTTATTCCAGAAGAAGGTATGCAATGGGGTAGTTTTGATTACTCGCAACAAGAACCACGAATGACGGTTCACTATGCAGCATCAATTGGAGATGGGTATGAAGGATCTAACGAATTAGTTGAGGCATACCACAACACAGAAGCTGACTTTCATCAGACAGTAGCAGACTTAGTAGGTATTGAAAGGTCTCAAGCTAAAACAATTGGCCTAGGGTTAATGTATGGAATGGGTAAAAATAAACTAGCCTTATCATTAGGAGTAAGTAAAGATGAGGCAGATCAATTAATAATTAAATATAATAAGAAAGTTCCTTTTGTAAAAAAATTATCAGACAGATGTAAGTTTGCAGCAGATGAAAAAGGAGTTATTAGAACAAAAAAAGGCCGTAAATGTAGATTTGATATGTGGGAAACAAAAGACTTTGGCCTTCATGTTGCAGAAAAATTTGATGATGCTGTAGCTAAATATGGTAAAGATAATATTAAAAGAGCATATACTTACAAAGCCCTTAACAGATTAATTCAAGGATCTTCTGCAGATCAAACTAAACAAGCAATGTTAGATTGTTATGAAGCTGGTCATTTACCTATGTTACAGATACATGATGAACTTTGTTTTAATATTAAAGATGAGGCACACGCAAACCAAATAAAAACTATTATGGAAAATGCAATTGAATTTAAGGTGCCTTCAGTTGTTGACCAAGCACTTGGAGAAAGTTGGGGAGATGCAAAATAAAAATTTACCGCATGATAATAAAGATTTAATAGCTTATGCAGCTGGATTATTTGATGGAGAGGGAAACATTAATTACGCAAAATACAATTGTAATAGTCCTAATGGAAAAACTTATAAAAAATGGAATGTAGCTATGGAAGTAGCCATGACAGATTTAGATTGTATTAAAAATTTTTATGATATTGTAAAAACAGGAACGATACATTTTAAAGGTAAAGCAAAAGGTTCTTTAAATAAAAAGGATCAATGGCGATGGAGATGTTCTCATCAAAAAGCTTACAGTTTAGCAAAATTATTTTTACCTTATAGTGTAAGTAAAAGACATAAACTTTTAGCTATTATAAATCACTATGAGTTTGTTTTGCCGAAAAGACGCCTACGAGAAAAATTTAATTTTTAAATTACAATAAAAACTTAAGCTGATGCTCTTAAATTTTCTTGTACATCTTGATATTTAATCTCATTTCTTTTAGATCTAATATCAGATTCTATCTTAGTCATTCCAGTATGCACACCACCATGAGTTAATAACTCGGATGACCATTTGTTTTCAAGTTCTTGAAGTTCTTTCAATAACTTTATTTTTTCAGGACTCATTTTAGTTCCTCGTATGTTACGTGGATCCTAGAGTTTCCTGTAAAACCATCTTCAGTGATTTCACACTTACCCTGGTCCACTAGTTCAGAAAACTTATTAAGCGCAGCTTTATCATTTTCTGCCTCGACTACATGGTCTACACGCATATTATTTTGATAAGCTATGATACGATAAGCCTTCATGAGATATTATAGGATATTTTGAACGAATGGTCAACATTGTACCCTTCTAGGTCAATAGCTATACAATGTGCCCCATACTCGACCAAATTACCCTCTTTTTTTAACATTTTACGTTTTTGAGCCTTACCTATAGCATCAGCCATAAATTTGCATTCTGAAGCATCTGAGAGATTATCTCTAAGGTATTGGCCACATTTTACTTCACCATTAATATTAAAACAAAAACTTGTAAGTAATA